CGTTTAAATTCTTCGGAAAGGTCACCCTCACCATTCATTAATGCATTAACGTGCTCAGATACATCAATAGACTTCAAACGATTTTCAACAGATTCTTTTTTCTCTTTGTCCTCTGGTGACATTTCTTCGTGTGACATTTCGTTTGCTTTTTTCATACCAGTATACATTGCGTGAAGGTCTTCTTTCTTAGCACCTTTCATCATCTCTGTCATTTTGGCAGCCATTTCTGCTTTAGTCATTTTCTTCATGTCCATTTCCATTTTTTCCATTTCAGAAATGACTTCTTCGCCTTCTGCTTCAAATCCAGCAGCGAGAGGTTTTGCGACCTTTTTCATACCATCATTGCCTGTATCCATAGAGTCTGGTTTACCCTCGCCCTTTTGCTGTGCATCTCCACCGATTTCTTTTGCAGCTGCAGCAGTCTTTTTGGATGGTGCTTGTGTTGCTTTCGGATCAACTACAGGTTCGCCTGTATCTTGAACCTCACCATTTGGTGTTTTACCCTTTGGTTTTTCCATTGGGTCGGCTTTACCAGCTGATTTCATAGGAGCATCTTGTCCATTAGCTTCTTCAAGTTCACTAAGTACTTCTGCCTCTAATTCCTCAATGGTTTTATCTAATTCATTTGCCATGGGGATTTTCTCCTTATTAAATGTTTATACAAGTTATTTATAAATTATAACTTTTGAAGAAACCTTGCGAACTCTAAACTATCCGCTGCAGAATTATTAGTTCTGTGGTTTTCTTCTATGTTATCTTTGATTTGTTGAACTTCGGTTTCTTGTATTAATCCGTTGTTCCAAATCCACTCTTTACCCTCCATTATACCCTCAACAAATGCGTTGGGAGCAGATGGGTCTGCAACAATATCAGCTGCAGTTGCAAGGTAAAAGTCTTTTCTCACTACGTTTGCACCATTCTTCTGGTCTAAACTTCCCATGCCTCTAGATGATACACCTAATTTTGCACCATCATCCATCAAAGACTTTACAATCTCACCCATAGGGGTTGAAAGTATCTTTGCTTCTCCGATAAAATTATTACCTTCTGGTTTTAGAGATGTAATCATGTGAGATGCTCTTTCGAGATTAACAGTTGGCCCGTCTGGGTGTCCTAACTCTCCAAATGCACGATTCTCATTTACATACTCTTTATTATAACGATTTACTTCTTTCATAAGTATTTCTTTTGGATACATACGACCATTACGATTTTTAATATCAGCCTGCATGAAAATACCTTTTATCTTATAGTTTTTCTTACCAGACTTTTCATCTTGTTCGATTAGATAATTAGTATCATGGTCAATATGTTCTGATATTAATTTTAATGTGTACATTATTCTATCCTTTATGCAGTAAACGCTTCATCTTTTCTAAGTTCTAAAATTACAAAACCAGATGTTCCTCTTGTTTCTCCAGTAATATCAGCAGATGTCGCAGTCGTGTTAGTTGCAGCGGCTTTGATTGCACCAGCAGAACCATCATAATGTCCAGTACCAGCAAGATGTAATGCAACTACATCAGATGATGCACCTTTAAATTCTATGATACAATCTCCAGTATTTCCAGCAGCAGTACCTTGTGTAAAAGACCACCACGCTCTTAGTAAATCTAATTTAGCACCATTCGCAAATCCATCTAATCCATCTCCGTCTAGAATAAGATTAGTTGCAGTATCGTTATCAAAGACTGCTTTGATTGTTACCATTCCACCAGCTTTAGGTGCATTGACTACTGTATCTCTCAATGTTGTTGTTACGAATGACATTATTTAACTCCTTAAAATGCTAACATTTCTTTTTCAAAATATCCCATAAGTTCCTTTTCTGGCACCTTATATTTTTTAGATACTTGATTTATAGTTTTTTCAAAAGTATTTAGGAAATCTGAAGGTTTAGAGTCCATTTTACCAAAAATATCATCAACAGCATCTTTCATCTTCGGAGAAAGTTTCTTATACTGTTTTGATTTCTTGTGTTCATCTTTCTCTGGGAGAGATGTATAAAATGAATTAAACTGTTTCATCTTCCTCTACTTCTGGTATATGATTCTTTACAAAAGAACCAGCGACCTCTTTTCTTTTTGCTTCTAGTGATTGTGCAACTCTATCTGTCATTGCACTTTTAAATGCATCTTCAGCACCTAAGTTATTACCTTTTTGTAGTTCATCTACGAAATTTTCTGCACTCATTATTTATCTCCATTTTCTGGTGGTGTTTCACCTTTTAATTTAGCAATGTCATCTGCTGGAATTGGGGCACCATCAATTGATGGATATCTGGTAATTCCATCTCCACCATCTGGTACATCAACTCCACCCTCATCTGGGTCAAGTCCAGCCTCTTTGTTCATTTGTTTCTGCATTGCATCAATCTCTCCATCAGAAAGATTAAGAACATTTTTCTGTACCCACTCTTTACTAAAGAAAGTACCAATATAACTTTCAATATTACCCAATGCATTGATTCTATCTTCCATCAATTCAGCCTTTTTGAGTTCTGCAAAATGTCCATCTTGCAAGAAGTCATACTGAATATGTTGAGAAATCTTTTTCCAATCTTCTAATGTAACCACACCTTTAAGTATAAGTTGTGTTTTTAGAATATCAGTAAACAGAGGTGTAAATTTCTTTCTTAACCTCTGTACAAACTTTGTGAATTTTAGTTCATCTCTTGTAATCTCTGTAGAACGACCAAGACTAAATCCTGCTTCTGCTTCTAATCTAGAAATTGGTACATTCAAAGAACGATATAGTTTTTTCTTGAAGTATTCTATATCATCTATCTCACCAAGATTAGAACCGCCGGGCAAAGTAGTAATCTCTGTACCACGACCACCCTCTCGTCTAGGCAACCAAAAATCTTCTAACATAGACATTTGATTTCTATCATCTCGTATCTCACCAGATGATGCATCATAAACCAGTTTATTCCTATATCTATTCATAACATCTTTAAGATACTGTTCTGCTTTAATCTTAGGTAAGTTACCTACATCAATATAGAATATTCTACGTTCTGGAGCTCTTGATATACGATATATAACTAACGCATCTTCAATCATGCGTAGTTGATTTACAGGTTTAATGGCCTTATGTAGATGTGAAAGTACATGACCTTTGTTTTGATCTATCAAACCAGACACAACATAAGTTATACTGTCAGGTGATATCTTAATGCCTTCGGTAGTTCCAGTTTTAAGACCTTTATCATTATAAAGATAGTATTCGTTTACTTTTTTAACTAGTTCTACACTAGTTCCTTTTTTAACATCTTTCTTTATTTCTTTAACTCTACGAATCTTTTTAGGTTCAATGTATCGTAACTCTTGTACACCTTTTCTTGGATTCTTCTGGTCAATTACTTTGTGATAGAAAATACGACCATCAACATACCAGCGTCTGAATATGTCGTGTCCTTTTGTGTCAAAGTCTAGAAGTTCTAAAACAGTATCAAATTCTTCTCTAATTCTGTCTTTAATTTTTTTAGTAAGAACAAGTCTATCCAATTCAATCGCAACTGCTTGGTCTTTTTCGTTTGCAACAATACCCTCATTGATGATATCTTCAATTGCACTATCGCACTCTGGTTGTTGTGCAATATCACGATATCTACGAATCAAGTCTTGTTCGGTTCGTTCTCTACCATCTGTGTCTAGAAGTTGTCCATAAAAACCACCACCAGCAACCTCAAGAGTTCCGTCTTCTGAACTAGGTTCAGTAAACTTCTCTTGAGAGCCAGAGTCTTTTATTCTTTCAAATTTGAAACCAAATAATTCCGCCATAATATCTCCTACTATTGTCTTCTATTTAGTAGGTTAGAAATTAACACCAGATGCTTCTAAGTGGGTGTACTTCCAATTTACAGAAAAGGTTTCAATAGCATCAACTGCATCATTACTTAACTCAATAGCATCAATAGATACTGGGAAACAGTTTCTAAGAATATAAGTCTTTAGAATTGTATCATCTCTATCTAATTGTTCTACTTGTAAGTCAGTTTGAAAATCAGATGGTGCAATAACTCCAGTATTATTTGCAAAGTCATTGATACCATTTTGCCATCTTTCCATTGCTGTTCTTATCATAAAGTCTGTATCATTGTAAAAAGTTACTGTCCAATCTGCTGGGTCTGCTCTATCACCAACATACTGAATATTTCTACCTCTAAATGGTACAGCGATAAATGCCATCTCAATAGCTGGAATAGCTGCAGCGGTAACTAGAAATGAAGTTCTACGAACATCAAGTCCTATTGCAATGCCGGGCGGTGGAGTAATTGTTATTCTAAACTGATTAGCTCTTGCACCACCACCGATTAAATTTGCTTTAAAG